TTTTTATATATGGTTGTGCATTTGCATCTTCATACCCACCTCTTAAAATTACACTAGTCGGTTTACCACCTTTATTTCTATCTGCAACTATAGGTAATACAACTCTATAATTTATTGCAGATTCACCTCTAGTTGTTGAAGCAGCTAGTAGTCTTAATTTAGTATATGCAAATTCACCTGGATCAGTTAAAAATTCTGGAGTTAGTCTTTTGTCTTTTTTACCAAGTAATTTAACTTCTTTTGCACTTAACTTTAACGTACCTCTATCTTGTGGTTTATCTTTATAAAAATCATTTAATTTTCTTGTAATAGGATCTGTAGGTTTATCTGATAATTCTTTTAATATTGCATCAACTTTTTTAGTTTGTTTTACATAATCATCAACGTTACCTTTAACTCCATACAATTTTTGAGTATTATTTTTTACTGGGTCTGCATAATCAAAAACTCTTCTTCTGGCTGTCTCAAAAGATTTATTTAAAGTTTTAGAGGCCAACTGTGTTTTAGCAGCAAAGTAAGAAGTTGGTAATCCTGGAACAAAACTTGCACCTCCAGCTAAAGTTGCAACAGTAAAATTTCTTTTTAAATCAAACTTATTACTTAGCCCTAACTCCCTTTCAGTTTTTTGTATCATAGCATCAACAGAAGAGCCTATTACTGCATCTGTTCCTACTTGTGAAGCAGTGCCCGCAGCAACAGCTTTTGTTAATGCATGTTTACCACCTGTTTTAACAGCTTGTTTAATTACTTGACTTCCTACACCTGGTGCTATTAAATTTGTTGGATCAACAATTCCTTTTGTTAAATTAGAAAATATACCGCTTGCATATCCTCTACCACCATCTTGCCAGAAGTGAGGTAGATTACCCCAATACTCTGTTAAAAATTTTAATCTTCTTTTTTGGTCAATACTAACAGCATCTGAAGTAGCATAAATTAATTCTTTTCCAATACTATAACTGTTAGCTTGTTTCCAAGTTCTATCATCTATAAAATAGTCTACTAACTCCGTATTATTTTCAAATAATAAACCATCTCTTTCATAGTAATAAGCACGAGCATGGTCTATAAGATTATTATCCTTATACATACTATTAGGATCATCTTTTTTAAAAGAATATTTTCTCTCTCCATCAGGCTGTTGCCCAACTTCTACATGACTATCTGGCAATTTAAAACCAGTATCATTGTAACTATTTAAACGTTCTAAAACAGTGTTAGAACTCATAATTACTCCTCTTGACTTTTTTCTAATTCTGCATCAAGTATTTTAAAGAAATGATAATATCCTGGTGTTTCAGGACTAACAGGTCTTAATGCAGCATATTTTTCTTTTATAAAACGCCTACCTTCAATTCCGTTCTTAACATAAACTTTTAATAACTCTCTATTATTTCTTTCCCATGCTTCATATGGTGTTACAAGATCTCCATTTGACATAGTTACAGTTTTATTATTACTTAAAGCATCTAATTCTGTTGTTCCAACTGCTAGTTGGCTAAACACTGATGTATTATTCCTTCTACTTCTAACAGCTAAATTCTCAACAGCTTTAACATAAGCACCTGATTCTGTTCCTATTGTTCTATAATCAACACGTTTTGGATTTTTTGCATACGAAGTATTTGCTATAACACTAACAAAATTAAATTTATTTTGACTAGCTTCATCTATTTCTGGAACAGATACACTTCCATCATCTCTTCTAGAAATTTTTAAATTTAAACCTGAAGATGTTAATGCTTGTTCAAATACATCACCTTCTCTTTGTCTATATTCTGATTTTAAATAAAAATCATCAATAGGTGTTAAGTAGTCTCTTATATCAGTACTAGAAAATTCTGTAGCAGGTGGTGGTGTTTGTTGCTCCATACCTGGTTGCTGTGGAGGAACGATTGGATCATCAACTTTTGGTTCTTCTAATTGACTTTGTATAGTATAAGGACCTAAGCCACCAATTTCTTTTCCCATAATACTAGTTATGTGTTTATATTTATTTTGAAAAGATTCACCTCTTTTGGCGTATCTGGTCATAAAATCTGAATCAAATGTTGCTTTGTCTAAGTCTTCTTGTTTTAAATTATTTGTTTTTAATATTTGTTGAAAATTATCAAAGCCATTTCCACTACCATCAATAATATTATTTATATCAGCCAACTCTGCAGCTGGAACTCCATATTGACCTTTAATTCTATCATAACTAGTTTTTCTATTATTTTCCATTTCAATAGTCTGCGGTAAAGTATTATTAATATAATTTGCTTTAACACTTTTTAAAACATCTAAATGTGCTTTATCTTTTGCTGCTTTGTCTTCAATAGCTGCTCCTAAAAAACCTGTAGCTATTCCTCTAAATACACTCATTATTCTGCCTCCTCAGGTTTAGCCATTAGACCTTTATCTTCTGTTTTTACTTTTTTAATATCTTGTTTTACGCCTTTAGCTATTTTTTCAAACTCTTCTTTTTCTTGTTTAATTTTAATAATCTCTGTCATTTGTTTATTATTAGTTAAGTCACTCATTGACATTCTAAATTTATCAACACCAGCTGCTACACCCATTGATGCAATCATTTCCATAACTGGTTGTGCAATTAAAAATGCTACATCAGGACTAAACTTACCTTCTACAAATCCACCAAATAGTATCACTCTACCTAGAGCTTCTACGGGTATACCTGCATCTAGCATAGCAATAACTTGTTCTGCAAATTCTGGTTTATGTAATCTATCCCAAATAAATTCTGTAGCTTGTTCAGGATCAGTTATAAGTGGTGAATGTTCCCAAGGATAATTACCTGGAGTATCTGTTAAACTTTGACCAGGTACTGGTGTATCAAATGGATTACCTATGCCTTCTTCAAATTCTCTCATTATGCTTTTAAACTCCTAATTAGTTTTGATACTTCTGTAGTTCTATCAAATTTAGCAGCAGTTGCCATATAACTACTTAATCTAGCTTCCCATATTTTATTTAATGTTTCAGCATCTACAACTTTAGGACCAGGTACATATTTACCCATTCCTGGTCTCATTGTTGGTAAACCTACACCAAAACTAGGTATTTGCACAGCTGTGCTTTGAGGTTCAAACTCTCCACCTCCGCCACCATAGCTTTTTATTTTACTTCCTAATGCACTACCAATACCTGCACCTATCTTAGCTCCTTTTGGTCCACCTACAGCTCCACCAATTGCACCACCAACCCATGTTGCTGCTGATGAAACTGCACCTTTAAACATTTTACTTATACTCATTTATTCTCCTTATCCTAATAATAGATCAAAACCAAACTTACCAATCATCTGATACATTGCATCTTTAGATGCTTTGTTTTGTAGATCAACAGCAGTAGATCTTTCTAGTGCTGCCATTGCTAAGTTATGATTTCTATTTTCGCTATTTTCTGAAGAAGTGTTTACCCATGATGCTTCATCTCTCCACTGTTGCCATAGTGCTGACAATCCAAAGTTAGATAAGTTTAATAGGTTTTGTGCATTAACTTGATTAGCTGCATTTACTGCTGCTGTGTTAGCTGTGTTAATACTTCTTCTCCAAACAACATTTGATTGATCTATCTCTCTTTGATTTTGAACATTAAATTGTTGTCTTTGATTTTCTAATTGTGCGTTAAATCTATTTATTGTATCTTCTCTTTTTGCATTTGCTTCATTAACTGCAATTGTATTTTGAGCATTTAATGCATTTACTTTTGCTCTTTCTGCTTCTGCAAATTTTTTCATTGCATCTATTCTAGCAGCATTTTGATCTGCAACAGTTGTGCTTAGTTTATCATAAAATTGATTAACTTGGTTTTGACTTGTTGCATTAAACTGAAATGCAGCATTAGCTGCAGCTTGATCAGATAAAATAAAATTCTGTCTTGTATTTATATTTTGAAGATTAGCTTGTTGTTGATTTGATAAGTTAGCTAAATCTAATTTTAAATATGCTTGTGCATTTGTAATTGCTGCTTGCTGATTATTAGACAAGTTTTGAAATATCATTTGCTTGTAAGTATCAGCATCTGCTTTTGCTATTGGTATAGCAGCATTCATGATACCTTCAGCCAATGCTTCAGCAGCCATTGAGCTTGCACTTAAACCTCTATTAGCTAATGCAGCATTAGTTGCTTTTGCAGCACCTCTTGCCCATACTGGTAATGGATTACCTGATTGTAATGCAGTTTCTACTTCTTGTTGTAATCCTGCTAATTGTCCCTTAACTGTTGCATCAGATGTAATAGTTCCTGTTACACCAGTCATAGGTTGAGTAACCGTACCTGTTGCAGCTGTCATTGTAGGTGTTAATGATGTAACTGTAGAAGGTGTGATAGTCGCAGCAGTTTGTGCTGTAGGTGCAGTTACGGATGTACCTGTTATTGTTCCTGGAGCAGCTATAGTTGGGGCTGTCGGAGCAGTCGGCACTGCAGCCGCTGTAGTTCCTGTAAGCCCACTAGTTGCCATTAATTCATTAGTTGCCACATTTTGTAATTGTGGACTTATAGTTGTACCTGTAGGTAAACTAGGTGAACTAATTAAATTATCAATTAATGCAACTGCTTTTTGCGACCCAGTCTGCTCTGGCTGAGAAGGTGCTATTGAACCTTTCTGCAGTTTTGTTTCATCTGGTGTCGGTGCTGTTGTTGTCGCCATTATTATTTTCCTTGTCCTCTATATTTCGATCTGTTGGGCACTCGTTTATTATATTTTTTATTGTGTCTCCCAGGTCGTCTTTTTTTAGTTTGTTTTACAAAATTATTAACGCCTATGAGGGATTTGCGTTTAGCCATTTAACTATGGTTTAGTTGGCCATGTAGCATTTTCACATTTTTCAACAGTGTCTTTTCCATCAGGCAGGTCTCTTAAATTTTGTCTGTATGTTTCCATGTCAGATGACATAGTAACATCAGATAAAGCATAAAAGTCTGTCTCTGCTAGAAGCTGATTTCTTTTAGCTCTTAGACTAGCTTGTGCTCTTGCTACAGCACCGTCAGCCCACGCTTGTTCTTCAGCATCTCTAGCTGCTTCTTCTTCAGCAGTTAGTTGGATTCTTTCACCGTTGACCATTTTATATCTTGGCATGTTTATTTCTCCTATTTGTTGTTATTAATTTACTCCGTACATATCTATTGTACCTGAATCTATGTTTCCTGAACTAAATTTAAAATCTATTGCATCTACTGCAGATGTTGTATTAAAATATCCTGCTGAATAATTAACAAACATATAATCACCAGGATGTGAACCTGAAAAACTAGAAATAAAATGTTTAACAAATGTTGATGATGATGGCTCAAATAAATGCAAATATCCTGATGAACCTTGATCATTATCAGTTCCATTGTGAGCACCTATTATGTGATAATCTGTGCTTTGTGCTAAATCTCTACTGTCATCATACGATAAAGATACAGCATCATCTGCTTCTGCGTGATAGGCGTGAAACTGAGTTGTAGTCTTAGTTACATTATAATTTGATCCACTATCAGTAGAACCATTAAATTGAAAGGAAACTGAATCAGTTGCTGGGTGCATACTATTAAACATAAATATATATTCTTTATAGGTGCTATTTATGCCTGACGTAATACTTAAACTTGATGATGAACTAGCCGTTGATCTTGATATAAAAACTAAATTACCAAGTGCTGTTGTTGTTCCAACTGCAGTCGCATCTTTTAATGCTCTATTATTTAAAGTTACAATACTCATTATGATTTACTCAATCCATACATTTTAATCACACCACTATCTATATTTCCACTTGCAAATTTAAAATCCACACCATCAATCGCTGCTGTAACATTAGCATAACCAGCTACAAGACCATCAGTTGTATAAGTTGCTTCAACTCTTGTTCTTGCAATAAAATGTTTTGTAAAGGTTGTTGATGAAGGATTAAATAAAAACATCTCCCCATTAACTGCGTGATCACTGTCCGTGTTATTATCATCTGATATAGATGCATAACCTGTGCCTTGTGCTAAATCTCTTCCATCTTCATATTGAAGCCCTGAAGCTGCTCCATTTTCTCTATGATATGCACCAACATGTGTTGTAGTTTTAGTGGCATCAAAATTGGATCCACCATCTCTAAAATTTACTTGAAATTTTGCAGTTGAAGCAGGGTGAAGATTTATAAATTTAAATAAATAAGTATCATAAGTGCTATCAATATTTGAAGTAAAAGAAGATGAGGATACTCCAGATGTTATTGTATTTGTTGTAATTAAATTTAAACCACCACTTGCTATACTATCTAAAGCAGTTACATTTAATATCGATCTATTGTTATATTTAACTAACGCCATATAATTTTATAACTCCTGAACCTATGTTACCTGAAGCAAGTTTAAATTGAACAGCATTAATTGCACTTGTGGTATTAAACTTTCCTCCTGTAAAATAATTGTCTGCTGCTGGATTATCAGTCATAATACTCATTGTGCTAAAAAATTGTTTTACAAATGTAGTATTACTTGGATCAAACAGATGTAAAAATCCCGATGCACTTGCATCATTATCTGTATTTGGTGTTACATAATACAAACTTTTAAATGAAGTTGATTCTGCTAAATCACCGCTACTTCCATACCTAAGTGCTTGTGCACCATTATTTTCAAATTGGTATGCGTCAAAGGCTGTTGATGTTATTGTTGTATTATAATTACTACCTCCATCTGTGCTACCTTGAAACTGAAAATATTGACCTGAACCTGGGTGTATATTAATAAATTTAAAAACATATTCTTTATAAGTAGAATCTATTCCTGAAGTAAAAGATAATGTTGAACTATCACTAGCGGTTTGTGTAGATATTAAATTTAATGCACCACCACTAATAGCTGCAGGTATCGAAGTTATAGCTGATAAAGAATTGTTGTTACAAAAATTAAGAGCCATTAGGTTACTCCGTACATTATTATAGTTCCTGAGTCTATGTTTCCTGAACTAAATTTAAAATCTAACCCTGTGATTGCGGCTGTTGTATTAAAGTATCCAGCAGAAAAATTATCTTGTGCGTGGTTATCTTCATTGTTTCCACTAATTCTTGCAACAAAATGTTTTACAAAAGTTGTATTACTCGGATCAAGTAAATGTAAAAATCCAGACAAACTCGCATCGTTATCATTACTAGCTTGATTAGATAGAGTATGATAGCCTGTTCCTTGTGCAACATCATCTGCACTTCTATATCCTAAAGACGCTTCAGCATCACTTTCACTATGATATGCTTGAAAAGCAGTTGTAGTTTTTGTAATATCAAAAGAATGGCTAGAGGTATCATCAGTACCATTAAATTGAAAACTTATATTATCAGAAGCTGGGTGGATATTATTAAGTATAAAAATATATTCTTTATATGTACTATCAATTCCAGAAGTAAAAGAAATTGATGAACTTGAGCTTGCCGTAGTAGATGCTATTTTAACTAAACTACCCCCAGCACTTGCTGTTTCTAAACCATTGGCACTTGAGTTAAATCTTATGGCTTCACTAGCAGCAGGTGTAACATTTATACTAT